TACCATCATATCCAAGATTCCTCCGACTTCAATCCCGGCACCGAAAGGTTTTTTGTATGAGTTCTACAAAAGTGTTAGTTTTGCTAAACCGAATCCAGGTACAAATTACCGAACTGGATTGTCTCTCGCTGTTGCGAGTTTAGTATATCGACCCGATACCAGATAACGCCCGGAGTCGTATTGTCACTCGCGGGAATATTAACGACAGCTACTCCAGTAGTCGGATCCGAAATAGTTGCCGAATAGGACTTCGACCCGGTATCGCTATCACTCGATCTCCGTCCTAGCTTTCGCCAGAATTCGACTTCGAGATTCGTAAGGTCGACTACGTAAGAGGTATCCGGATTCGTAAAGCGAAATGTTAGCTGCGTATCGTTATTCTGACAGATACGTATCGCTCTTAGCTTAACTAGTCCGCCGTTCTCTAGTGTTACGGAGACCTCTGCGGACGGAATCGGCGTTACTTCGCCTTCAGGTCCTCCAGTGATATTCGCTCCTAGGCTGTGCGCACTGGAGGGAGCAGCTATAGCCACTTTGCGCCCAGCGACACTTTCACCTAGTGAGTGCGCCGAGCTCCCGGTGCCCTCCTCCGTTTGCACCGAAAGCATTGCGTCAACTGCCGGGCCGACCCAGTCCGGGGTTGTCGACCAGTTATGCGCTGCTGTCTCGGCAAAGACATACTCGTGTAGTGCGCCATCCGCGGTTAGCCGATCACTGTAGTCCGAGGTGGCGGTGATTAGATCGATTCCAGCTCCGAGCCAGATTCGCTCGACCGTACTCAGATTTCCGCCGTTGACCCAGCCGGACAGATTCGGGTCGAATAGCTTATACAGGTCTAGCTGTCCCTGCGTTCCGAAAACCGCATCGCCGTCGTATTCGCTTAGCGTCTGGTAGTCAGTCGCAGCGTCCCAGGAGGCCACTTTCTCGAATACGTCCTGGTTTCGCATGAACAAAACCTGGCCGCCGAACCCCGACTTCGAGAACCCGATGAGGTAATGCTTCTCGTCGCCCTCTGGAGCGATGTTTCCGTTGACCCAGCCGACCAGACTAAGCATGAACGTCTCTTGCATCGTCTGCGGATCCGTTGCGTGATCGCCGTACCACGGGTCGATCGGAAAGCCCGGCTGAACGCATGTCAAGTTGTATTCGTTGTGAATCCCAAGTGTCTTCGCGTGATCGAGGGGATCGCCGAATGTCGTACCTTGTCCCGGTTCGACCGGGAGCATCCACAGAATACCGTGGTCACGCCCTCCAGCGGGGGAGTCGGGCGTAAGAACTCGCATTATCTGCGGACCGGAATCGCCGGTGCTGTTTATCGTAGCATCGACGGAGTACGATGTAATTCCGGCAGTAGTCGCTACCTCAGTCACTGTGAAAACGGGATCGGTTCCGCCACCGCCAGCCGAAAAGTCGATATCTACGTCTACGAGCCAGTTAAGCAGACCCGGCGGTGCCGTTGACGGATACGTAAGATCCGCTCCGCCATTATTATACGGATGCGTTACGTCCATATCCGCATCACTAGCTAGGCCAGTGATGTTTCCGTCGTCACTAGTTTTCGGAACCAGCGTTACGTCCGGATAGATAAACGCCTGATCGAAAGCCTGGTCCGTGAAAATTGCGGCTAGATATACGATACCCGTAGTAAGTTCGGTATCCGCAACTGGAGACCAGATCCAGCCGGTAGCGTGAGCTCCGGACCATGTTGCATCATCGTTAATTACTGGCGTTGTGTTATCAAGCTCAAACAAGCCGACCTTAGTCGGAAGAAGCGTAGTTGCGCCTGTCGGTGAATAGAAGCCAATTCGCTTAAGGGTACCTGTTTCTGCAACGGTAAACGCAACCGCATACGTTGCATTTGATTCCTGCGTTATCGTGAATCCGCTAAGACCGGTCGGGTCACTCTCGCCGTAGATAGTGGTCGTCATCAGATCCCCAGCTTCGATTAGCTCTGCGTAAGTTCCGGGGTAAGATCGTATATACCAGCTCCGGTAAACGTCTCACTCGTCGGAAGCACTCCGCCGTCATAGTAGGTACCAGCGGAATTAGCCGACCAGAGCCCCCAATGATCGACCGTCGTTCCGGCCGGTACGTTAATCGCAGCTAGCGATCCGAGTTTCGTACCCGCACTACCGTCGGCGGCGTTCCAGGTCGTCTGAACCCGCACATAGGTTCCGCCAGCGATTTCGTTAGCACCCGTCGTCGACGGATCGCCGTGGTGCAAGCTAAGCCAGGTAGCCACTTCACCTACTGCGTCAAGCATTACCGCCTTGCCGACCGGAGCCGTATTTGCGGACATTCGTAGCCCTTCTATCCCGCGGTCAGCGAATTGGCTCGCTGATCCAGTGCCGTAGCCTGATTTAGCAGCGAGTCACGCTGCTCCGTTAGCGACTTGTACTGTGCGAGATTCGACTTCAACGACGAGCCGGTCGATACCGACTTCTTAGCCGTGCTCGAAGCACTTCGCGACGCTGCCGCACTCTGCGCCTGACTATTCGTTGAACCTACGGTAGCGCTAGCGTTTGCGCTCTTCGTTTTCGTACCGGAACCGGATGCAGTTTTAGCCGCAGCAGCCGTTCCTTCAGCCAGCGTCTGCTGAGTGATCAACGCCTTAAGACCGTTTATCTTCGTTTGTAGCTGCTGTGCCTGCTGTCGCAACGCATTGGCCTGCACATGCAGCGTTGCTACCTGCAAAAGCACCTTACGACTTACCGGCGCCGGTGCTTTTGGCTTGGTCGTTGCACTACCAGCGTTCGGAGGAGAAGTGAACTGTCCGGTAGTTGAGTGGGAGGCATTGGCCAATTCTCTCAGGTGAGAAATAGCGTTAGTGTGCTGCTTAGTCGAATGTGAGCTGTGCGCTCTCGATTCCTTAGCCGCAAGTTGCGCCAGCGCTGATGTGGCCGCCTTCCGGACCTCTGCGGATACGTTACCGCCGCCAGCTGCCCAGCGCTTACACGAGTTAATCGCCGTTGCGGTAGCACGACCTTCTTCCATCCCGCCCCGCATAAGCGCGTTGCGAATGTTCTGGATATACGGCGGAAGCTCCATACCCTTTACGTGATAGAGTCCGGGTCCGCCTGGCTTACCGATCGGTGCCTTCCGCTTCGTAAGCATCGCCGTTTGTGCGGAAAGCTCGATGAGCTGCTGCGAAATGGTCGTCATTCCGGCTCGTCCTCTCCCGCTGTGTAGATATGCGGAACACCGTCGATAATCTCGATAACCGTATCACCGGGTTCGATGTCTTCCTCGTCAACGTCATTCGGGTCAGGCGGCATAGCCTAGTGCTCTCTGTGCGGCGGCGAAATCGTCATTCGAGTACGTATACGACCCGAGCTGCTCCATCGCACGTACTTGCTTCGAAGCGAACTGCGGATAGCCGAAGACCTTTACGGTATTCGTTTCCTGATCGACCACTTGCACGACCAGCAATGGCTGAAGCTTATCGGGAATTAGTGCGCCGTACTTCCTTGCGACTTCATCCTTCTTGATCGCTGTCTTCTGGTTGTCCGATTTAGCGGAAAGCGTCTTTAGCTCGCCGCCAAACGTATGATTAATCCGAAAGTCCAACGGTGTCGTACGAGAACTACGACCGGATCCCGTTTCCGCATGTGCCACTGGCAGGTAAGGTCCCGGATACTTCTTCGCCAGGATATCGGCTCCACGCATCCGAAAGATCTCTTCGTACGTATCGCCGATAGCCGACTTACTCATCGACTCTCCGGTCCGCGGGTCCGTAAAGTTCGACTTCGTTTGCCCGCCAGACTTTCGTTTGTCGTTCTTTCGGGTTGCGAAGCGCGACTGCGACCCGGCCACTGGCTGCCATCCGTGCTTGAAGTGATAGGCGGTACCGGGAATATGCTCGTGATCCGGAGTGGCTGCTAGCTCAATAGCTCGTCGTCGCTGGCGAAGCTGGACTATCGCTCGGGACGGTATAGCTTTTCGAACTGTTCTTCGTTGACGATTAGTTGCGGCAACGACACGGGTACGATCACTGGCGAGTACCGCGGCATTACGGTGCGGCTTTCCGGGCTCGCATCGACAGTGGAGGTGAACGACGCCTGGATACCCGATATCCGGCGGAGTATCCGCATAGAAATTCTTTCCGTCTGCATCTCGGCATTCCTGCGTTGTGCGTGAATCGTTCTTTGCGTACCAGCCGAGAAGCTCACCATGCGAACTCGCTAGGGCATCTATCTTGCTCCCGGCGAGGACGCGCTGTGCATCCGCCTGTACGTGCTGGTTGAAATAACGCGTTTCCCGTTGCCTTGCCGCGGCAAGCGCCTCCGCTTGCGACTCCCCCGTACTAGCTGCATCCGATAGCGATGCAGTGATTCGCTTGATAGCTGCAATGACATAGGCCGCTCTCCGATACGCATTCGTTTCCAGCATCGCTTTCTGTGCTGGTCCCAATCCGATCATCGGTAGCTGCGGAAAACGTTCGGCTTGCTCCAGTGCTAGCTTGAGTGCTTCCTCAGCCTTTGGTCCCTTTACTCCGAGCTTCGGCAAATACGACTTAAGTGCGACATAAGCTAGTATAGGCGACAAGGCCAGTGCTAGCTGAGATGCGACAAACGCTACTCCGGCAGTGGCTTCGGTACCGACAGCTGCCGCAGCTGCCTCTCGATTCTGCGTCTGGAACTGCTGTTGCTGCTGCGGGTTAGCCACGATTCAGATCCCCCTGCAGCGACTCAGTGTTCGCATCCGGTGCGACATTCAGTCCGGGAGGCTGCGGTCCTTGCTGCTGGGCTAGAATCGTAAAGGTCGCATCCGACGCACCAGCGATTCGTGCTGCGGCCTGACCTTCCGGGGTTGCACCTTCCGGCGAATCGGCCAGTGCCTTCTTCGCGCGGATAGCTGCACCGTCCTGGATCATCTGCGTTACCTTGTCGGCCGGAAGGTCGAAGATCTTCGCTGCCTTTTCGGCCAGCATATCGACAAACTGATCGGGAATACGCATTGCCGGCGCAACTGCCAACTGAGTTAGCGTCGCAATTATCTGAGCGCTACTCGCATCCGTAAGTGGCTCCGCCTTTAGTTTCGGAACGGCACTCATCGGAACGTTGTTGTACGCACAGATTGGCGCAACCACGTCTCGCGTAAAGCTTTCGCACATTTCCTCAATCACGCCTTCGCGCGACTGCATGAAGAAGTTCGATTGCGATTCACTCAATGCATACGATCCACGACCGAGTGCAGCCGCACTAGGCAGGTTCAAGAATCCGGCGAGGATCGACCCCGTCTGATAGCCATCGAGGAACGAAATGGCGGACTGGAACTGAGCTGCACCGGCTCCGGACGATTCGATAACATCGAATAGCTTGGCACCTTGCGGCGGACGCTGGAACCCGGCAACTGCCGAGCTTTTCATCTGCGAAATAGCTTCCGCATTCTCTTCGCCCTGGGTCGGATCGGACCCGTAGACGGCCAGCTTAGGTAGCGACTGATTCTCAAGGAACTGGAACCACAGGAATAGCAGCTTCTGCTTCTGCTTATAGCACCAGTATGCGACGTCCATGTCGGATATACCGGTCAGTGGCTCGCGATGTGCCCCGTGAATATAGACGTACGAGCGATTCTTCGGAATCTCGAGGTAGCCCGTCCAGTCCTTTCCGAACTTCTGCTTCGCCTTTTTCGGGTCGCTGTAGAACCACCAGGCCTTCTGTCGAAATCCGTCCGCCTTTGCGGTATATTCGTCGCGCTTCATCTCGCAGGTTGACGGCGGACGCCAGGCAAGGTCGTCGAGCCGAACCATCCCGTCGTCGTCCATGACCCAGTGCTTCTCGAAGAACGCCTTACGATAAATACTCGCACCGGACATTTGTCCGACGATAAGTCGCATTCCCGGCTGAAAGCCGTCCGATTCAGCTGGCGTATATAGCTGCTGTTCGACTAGATCAAGCTGTCCGGTGTCGCCCTTCTGTCCTTCCAGTGAAAAGGTAGTCTGGCGCACTGGAAGGGTGAGTGCCTGCTCGACTTGTCGGCCGACGCCATCCCGCCGAAGCATGAGATCCATGTCTCGTGCTCGCCATTCGCCAATCTCGAATACGTCGCCGCCACCGAACGATGCGAACATTCGAGTGTACATGTCGAAGGCAGTACCGATCTCGCCACCGAGAAGGGACTTCTTCTGTCGCTTCGACATATCCGGAAGCTGTACTTCACCGGCAGGATTTAGCCGTACGACCTCCGCTACCATTCGCTATCCCAGCCTCCGCTATCGGCGTAACTAAATACGTTATTCGATGGCTCAGTCTCGACCAGGCGCTCGATACGCTTTTTACGCCGTTCGGCCGGACTTCGCGGTTCTTCCGCTACTGGCGCCCAGTCGTCCTCGTAGTCGGGTACTCCCGAATGCTCGAAGATTCGGTGTTCCCCGGCCGGGGACGAGTCGGGCCAGAACGTCATCGCAACTGTGTCACCGCAGTCCGGTGATCGGCGCAGCTTATCCTTTACCTTGTCCTTCGTCTCCATCGCAATAACGGCACCGGGCTTTACGCTCCAGGTCGGAACGCTGAGATCGACCTTTAGGTCCTCGTCAGGCGGAAGCATTAGATCGTCCGGTCCGTTTAGCGGATCGAGAAGTTCTCGCAGATTCCAGTATGCCGCTGAGCGCTTATTCGCAAAGGTGAATTCGCTCGTAATGTCGCGCATTCCTTCGGCACTCGATGCGCCGATAAACGACATCACGTTAAGTCGAAGACCCCGAAGTCGGTTAACCACTCCAGCGCCAACGCCTGCCCCGTCAACTACGGCTAGGCTTCCGGCAGTGTTTTGTAGCCGACCATACAAACGCTTAGCAGTGGTCTCGGTGTCCTGATTACCGATCCGGACCAGTCCTTCGACACAATGTCCGAACCGGCGAGAGATAACCGTTTCGTCCTTACCGGAGTCAGCTACGTCGCAGCCATAGATCTGTCGACCTTCGAGAAGTACCTTTCCGAATTTCTTCGGACGACCCTGCGCATCCCATTCCATCCAGCGATTCATCGCTCGTTCGACCCAGCTCAGGGGGATGATCCCTTCGGAGCCTTCAGTCGGTGAACGCCCTCGGACCTTGCTAAGCCATAGGGCGGGCTCTCGCCATCTTGCTACGCCATCTTCATCGATATAGCGCGTAACGCCCCAGCGCTGCATCCGCTCAAAGACCCATTCGGGTGAGAGAAGTACATCTCGCCATTCCGCACGGATGTTTGCGGGTACATCCGCAATCTCGTGATCCGCATACGGGATACCGTTGTCCCGCATATATTGTCCCAGCTCAGGGAATGCGGCTACTCCGGATCGAGTGAAGTTCGGTGTACGGAGACCGTCGATTCGTACAACGTTCCATCCCGAATTGGGTCGGATGACCCTAGCAAAATGGCTATCAGCGCTGTCCGGGTTACCGATGGCAAGTACTCTAGCATGTCCACTGGAAGCCAACGTATCGGCCGCGATCCAGAGCTGCTCGTCAATACCATCGGCCTCGTCAAGAATGATTAGGATAAAGCGGCTGTGAATACCCTGAAACGACGCAATCTCGGTCGGACGGCGACCGAAAGCGATTAGTTCGTCACCGACTCGCCACTGGGGATACCCGCTTCGGGTCAGTCTACCCCGCAAGCCGGCCAATGCGTGTACCCGGTGCAGTTCGCGCCATAGCACTGATTCGATCTGCGCACTTGTCGGTGCCGTCGTGACTACAAACGCGCTGCCGATAGTATGCGAATCGATAAAGTGACCGGTTTTCATCGCCGAGAAGAACGATTTTCCGGCCGAGTGGCAGCTAGGAACTGCCGTGTAGCGATTCTTGATGATCGACTCGTTGATGCGTTTCTGAGCTGGATTCAGCCACGCCTTTAGCCTTGTCCGCGCCCACTGTTCGAACGAGTCGGTTGATCGCGGCTTGAACATATCCGCCGCCATCAGAATCGGATCGTTATCGCCACGTACGGCCGCTCGTCCTTCTGGATCAAGCGGCATACTAACTCCCGCTTCACCCTTCGAACTAGTGACAAGCGAGGCACTCGCCTTAGGCGATGCCTTCTTAGCTTGTCTCGTGGCCAACCGTTTACTCCCTGCGCAAGGATAGTTCCTAATTCCATATTACCCCGGCAATCCCGAAACTGAAACCGGTCGAAAAGGCAATCTTTCTATCGTACTTGACATAACGGTATTATTCGGCTATACTTATGGCATGACTGAATTGCCACGTAACGGAATACACGTCGGGGTAACGGCAACACGTAACGGACTTACTCTCCCGCAGCAGCTTCGAATGAAGGAAGCGCTGCACCAGTACGCAAGAGAGACATCAGAGGGTCGGGCAATCCTACATCACGGCGACTGCATGGGCGGCGACGCCTGGATCGCACTTTATGCGAAGAGTATCGGCTTCCTTCTCGCAAGTCATCCGCCGAAAATAGACCTCTTTCGTGCGTATATCGAATCGGATGTCGAATATCCGCCTGACGACTATCTACCACGTGACGAGGCTATTGTCGATAGATCGAAAATAGTATACGGCTGTCCGGCCACAGTAAAGCCGGGATTCGGCGGTACCTGGTATACGCTTCGATACACGTACCGCACAGCCGGTGACGGCTTCGCCTTCCTACCCGATGGAGCGAAGAAGTCACTAAAGGAACTATTCTATCGGTAGTGCGGAACCCTGCTGAACCGGCTGAACTGCCGCTCCGGACGCCATTACGAGCCACTTGTAAACGATATCGCGAGTACGATCCTCTTCAGGGTCAATTCCGAGGTCGTAAAGCATACCGCGAATGGCTTCGCCAATCCGCTCCGCCTGACGCTCAGCTAGACGAATTCGACGTTCCTCAATTCCGGCCGCCAGTGCGGTCCGACAAATCCCCGCCAGATGTCGACGCTCAGACTGGTAGAGCTCGAGCCACATCGCTCCAGCCTGCGACCAGTCGTCCATGTCGATTTCAGTGTCGCGAATGAAGCCGGACTGTCGCTTGGTTAGCCACAACGTGCGCACGAATACTTCGGGATCGGACTGCGCAAGATTGCTACGAAGCCATTCAATATGCCCGGCGGTACGTCGAATCTCCTGCAGCAGTACCTCAGCTGGGTCCGTATCCTGCGATGGAGCTCCGTATAGCTGCTGCTTACCCTGATTACGACGCTTAGCTTGGCGCGCCTGACGCTCCATTCGCGTCTCATCTGCCCGATCCGGGTTACGCACCATACCTTGCAGCATATCATTCCGAAGGAGACTTGACAAACACTGCACACTCGTGTAGACTTCTATGTGTGACCCAGCCCGCCAATCCCACTGGAGGAAGCAGTGACTAAGCACGCTAAGCCGGACTACGGACAGTACCGGCCACTAGTACGTGCTACCGCCGAAGAAGTGTCGCAGTCCGAAGAGCAGCAGCGCTTCTGGTCGGCCGTGATGGATGCGATCGACGACAAGGAGTCGGCCGATTACCACGTCGCCGCCCACGCATTCATCGATTCGACCACCGTCAAGTCGTTCGGCTTCCATGCCGTACCGCATTCCGCCACCTGCGGGTACGACAATGAGCCGCCACTTCCGACGCCCGAGCAAGTGGCGTACCGCGTTACCGAACAGGCCGTGGATGCTCTGGCCGACGAGCTCGGCTGGAAGGACGCCTGATGCAGTTCATGGTCGCGATTAGCGCTTCGGAGGACGGTCTTCGAGTTCTCGCTGCGCTACAGGACTACAAGAAGATCGCCGTCCCGACTAAGCGATCCGACGGGAAGAAGTTCCGGCCAGTGTCGATCGATTTCGCCTATCGAACGGGTCGTAACGGACCCGAAGAGATCGAATCGATTCCCGACAAACTGAGGCGAATCGCAAACGAGGACATCGGCGGTAATTCGCCTCGGATCGCGGACGACCTCAAGGGTCTCGCGTTCGCACTCGAACAGGACATGAATCGTGACAGTTAAGCAGGCCCGATCTCTGCTAGTTCGGCTTAGCTTCGTCGGTGCAGCTATCGGTTTCTGGGTCGTATCGCCAGATCTGGTCGGGCGAATCGTACTCGGAGTAGCCACCTTCTTCATCTATACCGGCGTCGAGGTAGCCGTCCTGATCATCGGTAAGCGACTATGAGTGACGATAACGAAGAGCCACTTGGCGACGATGCGATCCGAATGACCGGATCGGTAGGCGCACCGGGTGTAGCCACCGCCGTTCCGGGCACCTTCATTCGCGTTATCGAGATGTCGATCGGCGAAACACCGTACGACGTTATCGCGAATCCGCGCTTTCAGCTCTGGGCCGTGACAGTCTGCTACTCGTAGGAGGAAAAAATGGCCGTGATGGCCGGTACGTATAATAAAACCAAGTTCGGCGGAGTACTCCGTGACTCGGGAGCACCTATCGCCGTCTGTACGCATTCGCACACGACAAAAGCGGAAGCGCGGGAATGTTCGGACAAGGCGAAGAAAGCGTTGCTCGCTTCGTCCGACTATCGGCTACCTGCTGACTGGGAGCCGTACCCTTCGTCAAGCAGCTCGTGACAGACTGTCGATGTGAGCTGGATCACACGGACAGCCGCGACCGGAGCTTGACATGCCCTCCAGGCATGCTATACTTGAGAGGTAGGGCAGGGTAGGACCAGCAGGGGAAGGAAGGAACGTGACCACCGTGACCACGCCGCTAGACACCATCACGGCCAAGCAGGCTGCATTCATCAGCCGCCTGGCGCAGGAGAGGGTGCTGGCTGAGGACGTGCGCAACCGCCTTCAGCAGACCTACATGGACTTTTCGAAGAAGAAGGCCTCCGACACCATTTCGTGGCTGCTTCGTCAGCCGATGAAGGCGAACATGGTTCCCGATCACATCGCAGCAATGCCGAAGCGCGTCCGGGAGATGGAGCGTCAGCCCCGTACCGATGTAAAGCAGTGGAAGAACCGTGAGCCGGCAGCCGAAGGCGTTTACCGTCTCGACGGAAAGGTGTACGTGGTCGTTTCCTCCCGTCAGCACCCCGAGAGGCGGTATGCGAAGGAGGTTCGGGAAAGCGCTCCCCGGATGACGGAGAACGGCGAAGTGGTCGACTTCGAGCTGGTTCGAGCACCCGGAATGGTATTCGCACTGGAGGAGGAGCACCTTCTTCCGAAGGTCGAGATCGAAGCCCTGCTCACGAAGTACCGGAAGTGCATCCGATGCGGCGCCAATCTCAAGCAGGCCAGTTCCGTTGCCCGTGCCGCCGGAAAGCGCTGTGCAACGAAGATGGGGCTGATCTAGGATGAATAGCGAGATTCGGATCACGGCCCCGCACATCAACTTTAACCCTGTAACTGCTTCGGTTTCCGATAACGGTTACCTTTACCTATTCGAGCGCAGCAGCGAGACAGGAGAGCTGCTTGACACGATCGTAGTAGCTTCGTACGAGCTCGAAAACCTATCGGAAGCAATCACGATAGCTAAGCGTAACCGGAGGAGAGCGGCCCGGAAGGAGCAGCGTAAAGCCGCCAGAAAGGCTCAGCACTCAGTGTGAGGCATGTCACACCCTGGCATGTCACGTTTGTTTGACATGCCAGGGACGATGTGCTAGACTGAGACTGGAAGCAAGAGACACCGCAAAAGCAAAGGGAAGGACTACACCCGAGATGGCAACTGCTGAGAAGCCCGCCACCACCGTTTCAGGTCAGCTGAAGCGCCGGCGTGCCACCAAGAAGAACACCGCCGTGAACACCGAAGAGGCCCCCGAAAGCACCGTGAACGACGCGGAGCAGATGGCGGAGAAGGCAGCCGAGCAGGAGAAGGTGGTCCAGGCGGCCGCCGAGTCCAGCGACAAGCCGAAGCGCGGTGGTCGGAAGATCGAGCGCACGCCCGAAGAGCAGAAGGAATACGACGAGGCCAAGGAGGCCAAGAAGAAGGCGGCCTTCGAGAAGCTCCGGAAGCGCGGCGAGGAGAAGCGTGCCGCGGCGGCCAAGGCCCGTAAGGACCGAGTGAAGGAGCTCAAGGGGGAGCTCAAGAAGGGCGACATCAAGTACTCGACCCGCGCATCGTACTACGGCGTCAAGTGCCGCGTGGAGAACATCGAGGAAGTGCGTGGCCGCATCCTGGTCACCGTTACCTGCATGACCACGAAGGGTGGTCAGGACCTGGACGAGGGCGACTACTACACCCGTCGCTTCTCGGACCACTTCCTGCAGGACGAGCCGCCCACGGAGGACTACGAGCCCCGTCGCGGTGGCAAGCCTCGGCGCAAGAAGAAGGCCAACAAGAACGACGAGGTCGAGGCCGAAGCCACTGACGAAGTGGAGCTCGAGGCCGACGAAGAGATCGACGAGGACGCGGAAGAGACGGCAGCCGAAGACCTCGAGGACGAGGCCGACTCGGAGGACGACGATGAAGACGAGGAGGACGACGAGGAAGGCGACGACGAAGAGGAGGACGACGAGGACTCCTGGGCCTGACCCTTCATGTCCACCGCAGTACGTCGTGTAGGCGGTCATCCATTCGGGTGGCCGCCTTGCGGCATCTTTACCGGGAGATTAAGTGCCCCTCAATCCAACGAAGGCGCCCGTGGAAACAAAGGTAGCGGCGCAGTCGAGTACCACGATTGTAGTCGGAATCATTGTGTGGATTCTCGTAAACTATGTCCCACTATTCAAGTCCGGGATTCCCGAAAGCCTATCCACCTTCCTTCCCTTCATCGTCTCAGGTGTCCTGGGCACTATCAGTGGCTGGTCCTCATCGCATACGCCAAGGCTCGAAGAAGCGCTAAAGCAATCACTTCCCGCGTTGCAGACACTGGAGAAGGAAGTCGCCCCACTAATGCACGCCGAGATAGTTAGCTCACCCGTCCCGGCCACCGAGGTGCATATCCACCTTGCGAAAGACGGCGAATCGGTAACGAGTGTCGAATCCGGTACACCCGGAGGCGTTAGCGTTCCTGCCTCAAGTAGCACAAGTACACCGCCGAATAAGGTAGCGGATACTCCGGTAGCCACTCCCGCGGTACTTCGCGGACCCGGCGGGACTGGAACTGGCTATGTCGATCCGCATGCGCACAAGGACGATGACTGGTCTTCGACACCGTGAGCGTTGAGATCCGGCTCTACTGCATCCGATGTCGGTCACTAGCAACGCATTTCGGAATACCGCGGTGGTCGAGAAAGTTTCGACCACTATGCTCCGATTGCGCCGATTACCGAAGGTGTCTAAGTCCGTCGTGGCTCGTGTTCGCTATCTCCGAATTGGTCATCTATGCACCTCTCTCCGTACCAGATAGAAGCCGTGAATCGATTCCTCGAGAATCCCGTATTCGCAGACTACGACGTTCCCGGAGCGGGCAAGACAGCAGTCGCAGCTAACGCTATCGCTGAACGTGATCGGTATCCCGCGCTGATCACCGTTCCGGCGCACCTGGTTCCCCAGTGGCAAGACGAGCTTATCCGTTGGGGTGTTCCAGAGGACGAGATAGCTGCCTGTCCCCGTGGTACTAAGCCGGCAGAACGAAGATTCGCGCTGCAAGGTACTCGTGCGATTACGATCGTTAGCTATAACTCGTGGGCGAGCAAGGACTATCAGAAGTTTATTCTCGACAAGCAATGGCAGTCATATACGCTCGATGAAGCACACCGAATTCGTAAGTATCGCCTCGGTAAGCAGGGCGTCGGACAAGCCATTTCGTGGCTGAGAGCTAAGACGCGTTCGAAGCACTGGGCTCAGAAAACTCCCGTGTGGCTACTCTCCGGTACGCCAATCGTAAAGGATGCTACGGACGTCTTTCCGCTGATGCATCTAGCTAATCCATACCGGTATCGCTCTCGCCGTGACTTCGCTAACGAATGGTGTCACACGACGCAGACACCGTACTCCCTAGTAGTCGGTCGTGTACGAGACCGCGAGAGATTCAACGAGCTACTAGCGAGCTACTCGATTCGGCGTACGTATTCGCAGATACCGGAACTGCGTGATCTACAACGCCGTGACGTACCGATGCCGTTGACGATGGAAGCAAGGCAACGACAACGACACAAATTTATTCGTCAGAACTATCGCGACCCGGAAACAGACGAGCCTCTAGACTCGCCAAGTGCGATGATTCATGCCCTGAGGCGGATTACCCTGCCCCTGAAAGCTGAGGCGGCCGTTGAACTCGTAGAAGACCATCCGGGTAGGTGGCTGTTCTTCGTTTGGTATAAAGACAGTGGTCGGTACCTCAAGTCCTACCTGGAGCAGAAGCTAAAACGAAAGGTCGGCTATATCGATGGTAGCGTTAGCGAGAAGAATCGTGAAGCTGCTGTCGCGCATTACCGTGACGACCCGAACGGAATACTGGTCGCGACAATCGCCGCACTATCCGAGGGCGGTAACTACCAGCAGGGCTATCAGGTAGCGTTCCTAGAACAGCATTACTTGTCCACGGACAACGATCAGGCGGTTAAGCGAGTATTCCGCCGTGGTCAGAAGCGTCCCGTTCTCGTATTCTGGCTGCACTGTCGTGGCTCGTTCGACATGCACGTTAAGCGAGTCGCCGATAAGCGTAGTGCGGATATCGAATTCGCTCTCAACGAATTCCTGGATGAGCTAACTTGACAAACGGGAAGGAATCGGGTAGACTAGAGAGATGGCAGAACTCGTATATCCCCCGCGATGGAGGCAGAGGCCGATTGCCGGGGATGGCTCACCGTTGTCAGAGCCATTTGAAGTATCCGTTACGGAGCTGAATAGCTTCCAACGGTGTCGACGAGCGTGGGACTTCACGTCTCCGTCCCGACAATCACTCAGAGCGAATGGTCGACCGAATACCGCGCTTAACGTCGGTTCGTGCATTCACTATGCGCTAGCAGCGCAAACGCTAGGTAAGGACCCACTGGATGCGGTCCGTGAATACTATTCAGCGTCGCGAAAGAAGCTCGAGGACGAGTACTACCGGCAGGTCGGCACCGGTATGTCGCTTTCCGAGCAAGCAGGTCTCGACGAAGAGCTGATGATGTGCCTCGCGCTAATCGAGGCGTACTTCCAGCGATACGGAACAGCCAATCCGATAAAGCCGTACAAGCCAATCGGTAGCGAGATAACGTTTCGTATCCCACTGGATGATGAGCTCGGAATCTTCCTTATCGGAACGGTAGACGAAGTCGCAGTTGACTCCGACGGTCATCCGGTTGTCGTTGAATCGAAATCGTATTCCCGTAGACCAGACAGGCGTAACTGGCGCTATGCGCATCAGCCCTACGGCTACGTTACGGCGATTCAGTACCTGACCCGATCGACCGTTCCGTGCTTTCTGTACAACGGGATTCGAAAGACGTCACCGACCGTTCCGCAGGTACTCAAGAAGGGCGACGTATCTCGTCGGTGGATCGACACCACGTACGAGATCTATCGCGATAAGGTTATCGCCGTGCATGGCGGAGTTCCGAACCAGTATCTCGACATCCTGAACCGGCTTAAGGCGCGCGACAATTCGCCGGAGAACGCCTTCTTCACGCGCTTTCGCGTCCCAGTGTCCCAGCATGCCGTCGAACGCTGGTGGGATTCCGCACGAGTTATCGCCCGCGAGATGGCGTTCAACCCCGTTGTCTATCCGCATTTCCCGTGGACGGGATGCAGTTTCTGCAAGGTACAGGACCTGTGCGATGCAGTTGAATCCGGAGACACGAACGGGTTCAATTACATCGCCAAGAACGACTACCATCACGAAACAACGCATACTCGGCAAGCGAAAGAGTATGCGACACCAGGTAACGTTCAGAACGTAAACGACCTAGCACGCTTTGCTCGTGCGCAGGAACTGCAGCCGCCGTTGCTTGACGCTGCCACCGAAGTGACCCTGGAGGACCCCGCATGAAGCTACTGAATCGCTTTCGTCGACACGAAGTTACTCGTGAATGGAGTAGTAAACGAAGACGCTGGATCTGCGACGAATGCGGTCGTCCAGTCTCCTTCTATGCGGATGGCGCAGCGATTCATCGAAGGATACTTCGTAGATGACACGAATGAAGCCACGACTAAACGACGGTAAGGCAGTTCTCGATAATCCCGGCGAGGTTAGCTGGTTTCACGGACACGGTCCGAAGAAGCCAATCGGCGACTGCGATCACGTCTGTCGACATCTATCGACTTCCGTGATAGCTTACGGACCGGACTTCGACCACTATGAGCTGGTCGAATGCTACGACTGCAAATGTCGTTCGTGGATTCCCGACAGTCCACGCGTAGGTGACTTCGTACAGGCGCACTGGAGGAAGGTATGCGTAAACGACTAGGCTGGTGGCTCCGTTGCGCGGCTGATCGTATCGATCCAGCGCATGCCTTCCGCGCTTCCAGCTATCGCTTCACGTTCGAACGCAACCGAGGAGTCGACGTACATCTAGAGGCGTACGGCTGCCGCTACTGGTACCTCACGCAGGACTACGACAAAGCACATTCCGAAGCAAAGAATCCCGTTTAAGGAGCAGCAATGACTGACGTTTTCTACGACACCGAGTTCCTCGAGAACGGTAGTACTATCGAGCTGATCTCGTTCGGAATGGTTGACGAGACGGGTCGTGAGTACTACGCCGTTAACGCTGACGCGTCGCCAACCATTCCGAACGAATGGCTAATGGCGAACGTCGTTCCGTCACTTCCGATTATCGATTCGCACTCGCGAAACCTGATACACTTCGACCACAGTTCTACTCTCGTTAAGTCGAAGCAGCTAATAGCTAACGAAGTGCGGGAGTTCCTCTTCGGCTGCGATTCGCCACCGGAGCTATGGGCGGACTGGGCCGCGTACGACCATGTCGTCTATGCGCAGCTATTCGGTCGGATGATCGACCTTCCGAAAGGACTCCCAGAGTGGACGCACGAGTTTCATCAGCTCTGGGAGTCGCTAGGTCGGACCCGCACTTCCTTCGCTTAGCGGAATCACGGAGCACAACGCTCTCGACGATGCTCGCGAACTGCGATTCCGCTACAACTGGCTTCACGACGGACCTTGCGAAGTAAATCCGGATGTCGTTAGACACTTCGAAATGGACAATCGGATCAACGAATCCGGACCCGAAGGCTTCACTCGAGGTGCTGGTACGCAACTGCCTTGACAGATGTCGCGTCCGGGTGTAGTTCGTATACCGCGCCTGAGCTGGCACTTCTCGTAAGTTTGACATGCCGGGGAAACTCTGCTAGACTTCAGGCATGCGACAGACCACGCGATCCGGGATTGTGGTCGTAGTCCCGGCACGAGACGAAGGAAGCGATCTAGCCGATGCACTACTATCGCTTAACGCTCAGACACTGCGACCAGACCGAATTATCGTTGTCGTAAACAACTCAACGGACCATACAGAAGGTATCGCTTATTCTTGCGCTGCACTTCCCGATGCAGTTACTACTGAAGTACTGGTGATGCCGGGACGTAATCCGCATCGAAAGTCGGGTGCGCTAAATTTCGGCCTGCGACATCTTATCGGCTATCGTCGACACATTGACGATGGAGCGTCACTTCCCAGTGATATCCGATACGTTCTCGTGATGGACGGTGATACGGAGCTAGAGTCGCACTTCTGCGAACGTGCCCGCAAGGTACTCCAGCGGAATTCACGCCTCGGAGGCGTAAGCGCAGCGTGCCTCGGTAAGCCAACTTACGCCACTTCACGCCGTTCGCAGCTGCTACAGTTGTTCCAGCGAATCGAATACGGACGATTCGCGTCAACGAGACTACGTCGTAACGTGCATACGATGTCCGGTGCCGGTTCGTTCTACCGGGTAAGTGCACTTAACGAGCTGCTATCCGTACGAAAGAATGTCTTCGAGGAGCGAATCGGAAATCTCGTCGAAGACTACGAAACGACACTTGCGCTTAAGCAGCTCGGCTGGCGTATTACGAGTAATCAGCAGTGCATTGCGTACACCGGACTGATGCCTAAGCTAGGAATGCTACTGGATCAGCGTATTCGGTGGCTACGTGGTACGATCGACGAATGGCGACGATACGGCTGGTGTCGGGTAACATGGCTGTCGATAATCGGAATGCTATCCGCTCTTCTCGGTATCGGATATGCTGCCATCTGGACCGTCATTAGCGTTCACTCCGTAGTTGCACATCACGGTCATATCGATCCGCGCTACCTTTTGCTGTTTGCGTTCTGGTCGTGCTACCAAGCGTACCAGGTACGTCATATGGGCTGGCGTATTGTACTATTCGAAGCCGTACTACTACCCGAGGTAGCGTTTAACGTGCTGCGCAACTACTGGCTGGTTCGCAGTATCGCAGCGTCGTACTTCACCCGTACGCACAATCACCTAGGCTGGAACTGAAAGGTAACGAAATGAACTACACCCGGACCGCCGCAAAAGGCGTAGTGCTAACTGCAGTAGGCGGAAGCGTACTGTATACCTCGCTTACGATTGCCGCAGTCGTAATCGCTAGTGTAGCTACGGGCATCGCACTAGCCGGCTGGCAGCGTAGACGTCATGACCGCCAGCAACTCCGCTGAGAAGACCCAGCTCAGCCAGCTTGACATCTCGTGTGATCTCGGATATGCTGGTAGCATGCCAGCAACAGAGACCAGCAGGGAGCACCAGATGAGCAGCACCGACCGCATCACCCCGCAGTGGACCCGGACCACCGGCCAGTTCCCGACCTACAAGAACGACCTGTTCCCCGAGTACACGATCATCAAGGCGGGCCGAAAGAATTGGCTCATTGTCCGAGACGGTTTCAGCGTTCACCCGGAGCGGCTCCGTACGCTCGAAGTCGCCCAGGCGGCCTTCAGCAACCTGGCGTGGGTCAAGAAGGAGTGCGCCAAGAAGGCGCAGCCGAAGCGGAACAGCAAGGGCCAGTTCGTCAGCGCGTAGTAAGGAAAGGCGACACCGAAATGGACCTTCCACTGTACGACGGAAATGCCGAGAACGATCTCTTCGACCGAATGGACGATGACGACGGACTCGTCTGGGACCCGATCCGGCACAAGTACGTCTACATCGACAATGCGGACGAAGTGCTTGCGGAGACGTGGGAGGTCCAAGACCGCAAGATGGTCGAGGATAGTGTCGATCGAATGACGGGGACTACACCCGGCCGCGCGACCGAAAGAAGGTAACTAGTGCCGAGCGCCAC